TTATCATTTAAGATCAGCAAGAAGATCATTAAATCTTTTATTATCTGAATGGGATAATAGAGGTGTACATTTATGGAAAGTAAAATTAGCAACTATTCCATTAGTATTAGGACAAGCTGAGTATAATTATGCTTCTGATACTGCTAATTTCCCACAAGATATAAATGATGTATTGGAATCTTATATTAGAAATAATACAGTTCCAGCTTCTCCAGTAGATATTTCACTTACTAAAATAGATAGATCTGCTTATGCAGCTCTACCTAATAAATTATCACAAGGAACACCTTCTCAGTATTATGTTCAAAGAACATATAGTCCTAGTATATTTTTATATCAAACTGCTGGTTCAAATTATTCAAATGCAGCTAACCCAAGTAGTTATCAATTAAAATTTTATTATTTAGCTAAATTAGAAGACGCAGGTGCTTATACAAATACACCTGATGTTGTTTATAGATTTTTACCAGCTTTAACTTCTGGTATGGCTTATTATTTAAGTATTAAACATTCACCTGAAAGAACAGAACAATTAAGAATGTTTTATGAAGATGATTTACAAAGAGCTTTAACTGAAGATGGTCAAAGAACTTCATTATTTGTTTCACCAAAAACTTATTTTGGAGATGGATTATAATGACTAGTTACTCATCAGGTAAAAAATCATGGGCTGTATCTGATAGATCTGGCCAAAGATTTCGTTACATTGACATGGTTACAGAATGGAATGGATCTTTTGTTCATGTTTCTGAATATGAAGCAAAACATCCTCAATTAGAACCTAAAGTTCCAGGAAATGATCCTCAAGGATTACAAAATGCAAGACCAGATAGAGTTGAACCTGCAATTATTGTAATATTAGGAACTAATCCTTTATATTCTGAAACAGGAAGCTCAACATTAATTGTTAATGATCCAGGACATGGAACTAAATTAGGTAGTACAGTTATTCTTACAAATGTTTTAGGTGCAAATGGTTTTAGCGCTACTGCATTAACAACTACAAAAGGATTTACAATTACATCAGTTGATACAAATAATTATAGTTTTAATGTATCTACTACAGCTAATGATACGGGATTCTTTGGTGGTACAGATATTAGTATAGGTCCTGCAGCAGTTGCTTTGCCGGAAAATCCTTTTATTATAACTACTGGAAGTTCTACAATTAGAGTTAGTCAACCTAATCATGGAAGAGCTACAGGAGATACAGTTGTATTTTCTAATGTTAATGCTTTAAATAATTTTAATTCAAGTTCAGGTTTTACTACTGCAGTACTTGCAACAACTACTGGATATAGTATTACAGTTACTAATATTAATAATTATAGCTTTAATGCATCTTCTGGAACTGCTATAATAAATGGTGTAATTGGGGGAGGATCTGTAACCGCACAGACTATATAATATGAATTACGGAGAACTAAGAGATCAAATTAGAAACTACACAGAAGTATCTGACAATGGATTATCAGATTCATCTGTAGCTGTTATTGTACAAAATACTGAAAATAGAATTTATAGAGATGCAAATATAGATGCTTTTAGACTATATGCTTCAGCTGTTACTGTTGTAGGAAATACAACAATATCTGTTCCTACAGGTCTTCGTAATATTAGATATGTAGAGATGATAAGTTCAACCGGAGAAGTTTCTAATTTAATACAAAAAGATAGTTCTTATTTAGCTGAATATAATCCAACTCCAGGATCTTCTACTTACTACGCAGAACCTAAATATTGGGCCAATTGGAATGCTACTACTTGGTTTGTAGCACCTACCCCTGATAATACTTATATAATTAATATTGCATATTACCAACAACCTGCTACCATTACATCAAGCACTACAAGTACAAGTTATATATCTACTTATGCTCAAGATTTACTTTTATATGGAAGTCTGGTAGAAGCATATAAATACTTGAAAGGTCCTGATAATATGATATCAGTATACGAACAATCATATCAACAGGCTCTACAAAGCTTTGATATTGAGCAACTTGGTAGTAGGAAAAAAGACGAGTATCTTGGCGGTGAAGTTAGGCTACAGTCTAAATCTACTACAGCAAATTAATAGGGAGTTAACATGGCAAATATAGTACCGGATAGTTTTAAACAACAATTATTTTTATCAACACACAACTTTTCTTCAACAGCAGGAAACGTTTTTAAATTAGCTCTTTATACAACTGTATCAGGATTTTCTACAGGAACTACAAATTACATTGTAACTAATGAAGCATCTGGAACTGGTTATTCAGCAGGTGGAACTACTTTAACAAATTTAGGAGTTACAGTTTCTAGTAACGTATCTTTTACAAGTTTTAACAATGCAACTTTTTCAACAGCAACTGTATCAGCATCTTGCTGTTTAATTTATAATACAACTTCTGGAAATCCAGCTGTTGTAGTTTTAGATTTTGGTGGAACAAAAACTTCAACAAACGGCGACTTTACTATTCAGTTCCCAACAGCTAACTCAACAAGTGCAGTTCTAAGAATATCTTAGTAGACTCGCCATAAAAATTTATGGCTACAAATACTTATTGGGGTCAATATACTTGGGGTTCAATCAACTGGGGTGGAATAGCTTCAGATGTCACAGCCACAGTTAGTGGTGAACAACTTACACTCTCAACAGGAACAGTAACAGCAACTGGTATATCTAATGTTGTTATAACTGGAGAACAATTAAATTTATCTACTGGTTCAGTAACTATTGTTGCAACAAGTAATTTTGCTGTAACAGGAGAACAATTAAATTTATCTACAGGAACTGTAACTGTTCAATCAAAAGCAAATGTTGATGTAACTGGAGAACAATTAACTTTATCTACTGGAACTGTAACTGTTGGTATTAATGCAACAGTAATTGTATCTTCTAATGAACTTGGAATATTTTCTGGAACTGTAACTATTCTAGGTACTGCTAATGTTGATATTACAGGTAATCAATTAACTTTATCTATTAGTGATGCAACAGTAATTGCAAAAGCTAGTGCTGATGTAACTACTAATTTATTAAATTTCTTTACAGGTGCACCAGATGTTTCAGGTAAATCTTATGTAGATATAATAGGAGAGCAATTAAGTTTACAAACAGGAACTGCAACATTTGCTATTAATGCAATTGTATCTCCTTCTGGATCAGAGGTTCAAATAGGAACAGGTACTGTTACTGTTGTTCTTCCGTTAGTTGTATCTGGAGAACAATTAACCCTTTCTACAAATGATGTAGAAGTTAGTGCAAATAATAGCGCTGATATAACAGGTGAACAATTAAATCTTTCTATAAATAATGTAGAAGCTATAGCTTCTTCTTTAATAATAACAGATGGAAATGGTGTAAATTTAGGGGTAGGTACTGTTACAATATTAACTCCAGCTATAGCTTATGTTACCGGAAATTTATTGACTTTAGGAACAGGACAACCTATTGTATACAGCTGGCTTCCAATAAATCCAAATACAGGTCAAAATTGGTCTAATATAGATCCTGTTACAGGGGAATCTTGGAACGCCATAAATCCTTCAACAGATCAAAGTTGGTCTGCTATAAACCCTACTACAGGGGATGTTTGGAGCACTATAAATGCTACAACTAGTCAAACATGGTTTCAAATACCATAATGACAAAACATTAAAAAAATGGTAAGAATTTAATATGGCAAGTACATTTAGTAATTTAGGTTTAAATCTACAAGGAACAGGTGATAATGCGGGTACTTGGGGTGCCATCACCAATGTTAACTTACAAGATATAGATAATGCTATTTCAGGTGTAATTACTGTTACAGTAACAGGTAATACAACTTTAGCTTTTACAACAAATTCAACTTCTACAACTTACACGGATGAGGCTGGTAGAAATAAGACAATTATTTTATCTGGTGCTTTATCTGCTACAACAGTTACAATTACAGTTCCAAATATTGAAAAAGATTATTATATTATAAATAATTCTGGAGCTACTACAGTTATTTCTTCAGGTGGTTCTACAACAGTTTCTATTGCAACAGGATCTAAAAATATTGTTGTTGTAAATCCAAGTGTAACTTCTGTAATATCTGCATTACCAACAGATCAAGTTAATTCACCAGGTGGAACAACTAATGCTGTTCAATATAACTCTGCAGGTTCTTTCGCAGGTTCAACTAATTTAACTTTTGATAATACAACTTTAGCAATACAAACTGCTACAGCTTTAAGATTAACTGTAACTTCTTTAACAGCAGCTAATGCAACTGTCACAACTGCCAGTATTACAACTGCTAACGTTACATCTTTAACTGCAGTTACAGCAACTACAACTACTGAAAACGTAGGAAATATTAATTTAATTTCTAATGGTGTTTTAAAAATTTATAACACTGCAAATACTCAATATACCGGATTACAAGTATTAGCGGCTGCAGCAACTACAGTAACATTTACATTACCATCATCTGATGGAACATCAGGTCAAGTTTTACAAACTAACGGTTCTGCAGTGTTATCTTTTGCAACTCCTACTGCAGGTTTAACATGGAACAGTACAGTTAACTCAACTACATTTACAGCAGTTGTTAATACAGGATATTTTGTAAATACATCAACAGCAGGATTTACAGTAACACTTCCCGCTTCCCCAACAATTGGACAAGAAGTTGCGTTTATAGATTATAATGCTACTTTTGATACAAACAATTTAACAGTTGCGAGAAACGGAAAAAATATTCAAGGACTAGCAGAAGATCTAACAGTGTCTATTGAAAGAGCTGCTTTTAGTTTAGTCTACACAGATACTACTCAAGGTTGGCTATTAAGGAATAAATAATGTCTGATTATAAAGGCATACAAGGTTTTACGGTTCCGGTTTTAAATCAAAACCCAGTTACAGCATTCCCTGGAAATACTACTAATTCTGGTTTAATTTGGTATTCATCAGGAAATAATAATTTTTATTTACAGAAACCTACTGCTATTACTGCAAATGTTTATTCATATAAAATAACTATTACCTAATATGAAATACTGTATTGCAAATAATTTTGGTGAAGGTTTTATAACTCATAGAGATAGTTTTTTATTTGAGTTTCAAGGATATCCTTGTGACATTTGGATATTAAAAGAAAATGAAGGTGATGCAGATTGGATTCAAAAAGTAAATGGTGTAGAAAAGACAAAAGAAGAAGCACAAGCAATATTAGATGTTGAAATATTAAGATTGCAACAAGAATGGGATTTAGCTAATCCTGATGTAACTGAAGAGAATGAAATTTATTCAACAAGACCAACAGGAATTATATTACCATGAGTGATTATAAAACAATATTAGGATTTAGAACTCAGTCTTTAGCATCAGACCCTTCTCCATTATTAGAGGGACAAGTTTGGTATAACACTGCAACTAATGTTGCAAAAGTTACACTTAATACTTTAACAGCAGCAGCTTGGGCAACTGGAAACGTTATGGGTACAGCAAGAGTACTTTTAGGAGGTGCTGGAACTCAAACTGCGGGTTTAGGTTTTGGTGGTCAAAGTACTCCAACTACTTCTGTATTATCTTCTACAGAAAAATACGATGGTACTAACTGGGCAGCAAATCCTACTGGATTAAATACAGCAAGGGGCAGATTACGTGGAGTAGGAACTCAAACTGCTGCTTTAGCATTTGGTGGAGCTAATGCGCCAGGCGCTACCGTACAAAATAACACAGAATTATTTAATGGTACAACTTGGACAGCAAATCCAACCGGATTAAATACTGCAAGAAGAAATTTAGGTGGGGCAGGAACTCAAACAGCGGCTTTGGCTTTTGGTGGAGAAATACCACCATCAACAGCAGCCACAGAAAAATTTAATGGAACAGCTTGGACATCTGTAAATTCAATGAATACTGTAAGAGGAGTATTAGGTGGAGCAGGAACTCAAACTGCAGCATTAGCTTTTGGTGGTACTGTACCACCTCAAACAGCTGCAACAGAAAAATACGATGGAACAAACTGGACATCTGTTAATTCAATGAATACAGCAAGATCTTCTTTAGGTAGTGCTGGAACTCAAACAGCGGCTTTGGCTTTTGGTGGAATACCAGGAGCAGGAGTAGTAGCAGATACTGAAAAATACGACGGAACAACTTGGACAACTAGTCCTGGATCTTTAAATGTAGCGAGATCTTCATTAGCAGGAGCAGGTACTCAAGCATTAGCTTTAGCTTTTGGTGGAACACCACCCGTAGGTGGACAAACAGAAGAATGGACAGATACTTCTACTGCATTAACTGCTAGAACTATAACAACAGCATAACTATGAGCAATTATATAAATATACAAGGATTTACAATTCCGAATTTAACATCAGATCCATCTCCATTATTAAATGGTCAGATCTGGTATAATTCTACATCTAAAACTTTAAAAGTTTCATCTGCAATTGGAACATGGGCCTCTGGAAATAATATGGTTACGGCAAGAACTGGTTTAGCAGGGGTAGGTACTCAAACCTCTACTTTAGGTTTTGGTGGACAAACTCCAACTATAACAGGAGCAACAGAAAAATATGATGGAACAAACTGGACTTCTAATCCTACAAGTTTAAATACATCAAGATCACAATTAGGGGGATCAGGTACTCAAACTTCAGCTTTAGCTTTTGGTGGAAACCCAGGGGCACCACCAACAACTGCAACAGAAAAATTTAATGGAACTACTTGGACTAATAATCCAACCGGATTAAATACAGCAAGAAGAAGTATGGCTGGTTTTGGAATTCAAACTGCTTCTATTGCAGCAGGTGGATTTGCAAATGGTGCTCTTGTCAATGCTACAGAATCATTTAATGGTACAACTTGGACTTCTAATCCCACAACTTTGAATACTTCTAGGTATGATTTATTTGGAGTTGGGACACAAACAGCAGCAATTGCTTTTGGTGGAAACACAACTGCTCCGCCTACACTTACAGCATCAAGTGCAACAGAATCTTGGAATGGATCTACTTGGAGTAATATTAATTCAATGAATACAGCTAGGTATCAATTATCTGGTGCAGGTATACAAACAGCTGGATTAGCTTTTGGTGGATTAGTTCCAACACCAGCAGTATCAGGAGCAACAGAAAAATTTGATGGTACTTCTTGGTATAGTGTTAATTCCATGAATACAGCAAGAATTATTTTAGCAGGTGCTGGAACGCAATCAGCAGCTCTTGGGTTTGGTGGAGGAACTCCAACAGTATCAGCTGCCACAGAAAAATGGACAGTTCCTGCTGTAACTGCTTATACGGTAACTACAGCATAGCTCTTTACATTTAATAAAAAATAACTATATTAAAGAAAGAATGACAAAAGGTGCACAACCATTAATACAAGTAGATTATCTTTCTAATATTTTAGAAGATAATGATTTTAAAAAATTTAAAGAACTTAATTCTGAATTAAAAGATACTTGGGTTAAAAAACAAATATTTAGAACTAATACAGAAATGCGTATTTCTGTTCTTGCTGATTTTAAACACCCCAATAATGCATCTAAATACTGGCAATGTGTTAAAGAACAAAGTGTTCATTTTGAAAATTTAATGGGTTTATCTTTTGAGTATAGAAAAAATGATATTGAAATTAAAAAAACACAAAGAAAATTAGAAATTGAAAAAGATGAATTAGAAATAGAATTACTTAAAGTTGAATTAGATGAAAAACTATATGCAAAAGCTAATATGGAACTTGTTGCAAAAGATAGAATGAGAGAAATTAATGAATGGTCTAATTTAAAAGCAGAATACAATGATGGAACTTTTGATGATAAAAATGTTAACACTCATCAAAGTGAAGCTTATAAATATATTCTTGAAAACA